TGTTGACGAGGGAGCGACAGCGTTCGCGGCGGTGGACTACCAAAGCTATAACGACGGAGCGCCCTTCTGATGTTCCTCGCGGCGACACCTTCTCCCAAGAGGGAGGTCAACGGTGACGGAGGCCATTGGTACGAACCCAATGGCGCTCCGTGCCACACCGTTAACGGAAAGGACGGGACAGCTCGCAACACAACTCTCCGAGACGCTCGGAAGTTGGGGCTGTACCCGTCTGTCACCGCGATCACGAAGATCGTGGCTAACCCATCGCTCGACCGCTGGAAGCAAATGCAAATCCTCACGGCGTGCGCCAACTTGCCCATAGTTGAGGGCGACAGCGTGGATGCCTATGAGGCTCGCATTAGGCAGGCGGCCGAGAAAAAGATGATGGACGCTCGGGTGTTCGGCTCGCTGTTTCATTCAGCTATCGACGAGCTGAACGTGACCGGCTACCTCGACTCCAAGTACGACGAGATCAAGCCGTTCGTGAAGCACTACATCGAGTGGACGAGGGACAACCAAGTCTCGTTTGTGAACACCGAGTTTGTTTGCGTCAACAAAAAGCTAGGCTATGCCGGTCAAGTGGACGGTCTGGCTATTGTTAACGGCAAGCTGACCCTGCTCGATTACAAGACGCAGGATGTTAAGAGGAACGCCAAAGGCGAACACAAGCCCAACTACTATGACAGCTGGGCGTGGCAGCTGGCAGCGTACAGCAAGGCTGAATGGCCCAACAAGCCGAAGCGCATCCAACAAGTGATGAGTGTGGTGCTGTGTTCGCAAGAACCGTGCTACCCCATCGTCAAGGTATGGACGCGGGAGGAACTGGCTCGCGCTTGGAAGGTCTTCAAAGCCAGCTGCCACATCTGGCAGGCTACGAAGAAGTTTGATCCTGCCGTGAACGCGGAACTGGTGTCCAATGGGAAAAGCGCAGAGAGAAAAGGGTAAGCGCGGCGAGCGCCAGCTCCGCGACTTGCTGCGTGCTGCCGGTTTCGATTCGGCTTACCGCACGCAGCAATTCAGCGGGGCGTGTCCAGAGGGGTCTGCGGACGTTAAGTGTCCGCAGCTCCCCTCCATTCATTGGGAGGTTAAAAACGTCGAGAGGCTGTCAATATGGCCCGCTATGACCCAAGCGTTGAACGACGCAGCTGCCGGTCAGACGGCGGTGGTGGCTCATACAAAGAATAACTGCGGCTTCCTCATCACCCTACCCGCAGAGGATTTCCTAGACATACTCCGGCGCAGCGATCTGGTGGTTCAACCCGAGCCGAAGAACCTCAAGCTGGAGAGTTTGGAGGTGGTTCAATGACCCTCCGTCTGCCTGACGAGATAGCTAACTCTCGAGAGATCACGGCGGGCGCAAAGCTGGTGCTTGCCTTCACAATTTCCAACCCGCTGACCTCGAAAAATGAGGCGGCGAAAGCCCTCGGGATGAGCCGCTCAAGTCTGTTCAAATCCCTCTCCGATCTGAAGAAAAAGGGCGTGTCAACGAGTCCACCCGAGTGGACTACCGAGTCCACCCGAGTGGACTATAGTCCACCCGAGTACACCCCACACCCTAGTAGTGTATGTAAAGGTAGCGGTGGGGTAGAAAAAAAACATACAAAATCTTCAACCCAAAAAGCTACCGCTTCTCCTCCGACGCAGGAGGAGGTGGAGGGGTACGCCGCGAGCAAGGGCCGAGAAGATTTGGTGGCAGATTTTTTTGCCAAGTACGACGCCGACCGATGGATGGTCAACGGTGAACCGATGGCCAGCTGGAAGCGAATGTTCGACGGCTGGGCCAGACGCCGCCCGAAGGAAGCGCAACCGACCCGCCGGAAGCGCACGCTAGAGGAGGCGCTGTACGACGTGGACAAGACCTACTGAATGAAATTACTACTACAAATCATATTCCTAACTGCTACTATGAACCTAAACCAAACCATACCCAACGACCGTGACGCCGAGCGCGGACTGATCGGAGCCTGCCTAGCTGGCAAGTTCGACGATGTCCGAGCCGCCGGTGTCGGAGCTGAACACTTTTTTGACATCAAATGCGCCAGCATCTGGCGCACGATGAACGAGCTGGACGCCGAGAGGGAGTCGGTCAGCTCGGACGCGGTGCTGCACCGAGCCAAGGCTGCCCGCGACTACAGCGTGACGGACGTGCTGGACACCGAAATGGCCTGCCCCTCGCCATCTAACTGGACGTATTTCGCGGGCATCGCGGACGAGAAGCGTAAGGCCCGACGAGTGATGGAGGTGGGGCAACGGTTGTCCGAGCAGGCGGCAAGGGCCGAGTCGCCCGAGCAGCTGGTGAGCGAGGCCGAGGCCACTATCTTCGGGCTGAACAGCAGCATCACCGCGCAGAAGGATACACGAGGCGAGTCGTTCCAGCGCGTGGTGGGCATTCTGGAGGAAGCCCACCTCGGCGGTCAGATCGGAGTGCCGACAGGCATCAATGATCTGGACAGGGTGATCGGAGGGATGAGGGGTGGCCAGCTGATAACTCTGGCAGCTCGGCCAGCCGTGGGTAAAAGCGCGATGGCGTGCAACATCGCTGAACATCTGGTGATGAGCGGTACGCCGGTGGCGTTCTTCTCGTTCGAGATGTCGGACGATGAGCTGAACCTTCGGATGCTCTGCTCGCTGTCCGACACCAACCTCATAGGCGACGTGGTGAACCGCAACGTCACCGACAAGGCGACCCGCGAAAAGATATTGGTGAAGGCCGCAACCCACGCACCCAAGCTACGCGCCGCACCGCTGTTCATTAACGACAACGGCAACCTCACGGTCGCCCAAATCGCCAGCCACTCCCGCCGTCTTGTCCGCAACCACGGCATCAAGGTCATCATCATCGACTATATGCAGCTGGTGCAACCCTCGCCTCACGACACGAAGGCGCAGCGCCACGTTCAAGTCGGCAACATCACCCGAGGACTGAAGCAGTTGGCGATGGAGCTGAATGTTCCCGTGGTTGGGTTGGCCCAGCTGGGGCGTCAGGTCATTGACCGGCCACGGCTGGCCGATCTTCGCGAAAGCGGGAGCATCGAGCAGGATAGTGACGTGGTGTTGTTCCTCTATGTTGACGATCCAGATATGCAGAGCGGCCCCAATATGTTGGTGAAGCTGGCCATCGGAAAGAACAGAGCTGGCCGACAAGCTGAAGTTGATTTGGTGTTTGTCCGAAACAAGCTGCGCTTTGAGAGCGCATACAAAGTCGAACACGAGAAGTGGTTGAACGAAAGGAAGAAGCAGCTGGAGGCTTGAGCAAAGTGGCGAAGCTGGCGCTCGCGCTGTTCGGCGGGAAGGTCGTGCCGCTTTGGAAGATGAAGAACATCCCCGACTGGGATGACTTCATCGACAGTTGGCCGTCGAAGAATAAGAAACACAGCGAGCAGCACAAGCTACGGATCGAGGAGTTGAAGGTTAGGGAATGGTGGAGGAACCACGCGAAGAAGTTGCTGGCCGATCACCGCTCAAAAAAGAACGAGCTGGAGACGGCAGAGGTGGCGACCCGACTGTCCGACCCCAAGCTAAACAAGGAGCTGAAGGCGCGGATTAAAACAGCAAGATGATGGTTAAAAGTTTTTAGCCAGCTGGGCATAGAGCCGGTGGATGTCGCCGGACAGAGTGGGGTTTTATTGGTTTGATCCTCGCTTGTAGTTGAACACCAGCTGGCATTTTTTTTGTGAAAGGACTGGAGACAGCAGACGAGAGGGCGCTGAACGACTTGGTTAGCGCCATCATAGTGCAGGCGTCTATGGACTACATTGACGCCCGCAGGGCTGGGCTGATTACAGCTGAAGGCGAAGTGGATAAGGAGGCGTTGCGGGTGCTGATGTTGGAGCGATCACGGTCATTGCCAAAGTGGATGGAACCTCGCGACGTGTTCAGCTGCGTGTGGTTTATCCACGGTAACGCGCTACTGGATGTAATGCCGCACAACTGGAGTGTGAACCCCACCGCCATTCGCACGGCCGTCACCAAGTCATCGGGCAACATCAATCACCATATGAAAAAGCAGCCTCTCGAATGAAAAAAAAGAAGACGGAGGAGGAGGAAAAGTATTTAGCTCAACAAAAAAAATGGGCGAACGCATTCACTTTATGAAGAGAATCATCCACATTAACCAGCATATTATTAAGAGGAACCGCAAGTCGGGCAAGGCTGATCCGGTGATAACCGTGAAGTCATATAAGGACAACAACTACGCAAGTGAAGTCAAGATACTCGGCCCATCAAAAGTAATCTATAGGCCACACAAGCCCTTGTCCTGCGGGGCGCATTGCTGGGTGGAAACCGAGGCAGAAGTGGAGATTACTTGAGGAAAATGACAACAACAACACAAGACCGAAGAAAACAAATGGACGCAGCCGCCCA